TGGCAAGCTTGCGCAGGTCAGTGATCCAACTTTCTAACAGGTCGGCCTTTTCAAGGTAATCGGCAAGTGTCGGCGCATCAATGGCTTGCACCGACTGGCGCACCGCACGGTCTACAGCACCAGTCATCTGTGGGCAGATGGGCTTGTCCGCACACCAGCGGCAGTGTTTGCCGGTCACGATTGGTGCGTCAGAAAACTTGGAACGCTTAACAGCGGCGGCCAGTTGTTGCTCAAACGCTTTGATGCGCTCGGGCGTTGTCACCCACCGGCGGATCATGGGTGGTTGCACGATGACGATTTCGACTTCCGTGACGCCATCAAAGACCCATTGCGCTGACGGGGTGCGCATGGCAGCGGCCGCATAGAACATACCCTGCATGTTTTCCTCAGCGCCCACCATCACGCCGTCGCCGAACTTCCAGTCCAGCACGATGGCACGATCACCGATGCGCCCGAGCAAGTCAGCCGAACCAAAGACACCAGGCAGAAAATCACCGAAGTTGACGCTTGTCTCGACCATAAATTCCATGGTCTTGTCTGGGTCGACTTCGTTCAGTAAGTCCCAAGCAACTGCGATCTTCTCAGCGGCTAGTTCAGGCGTGATGATCTGACCGTTGTATTCCATGCCGATAGGGCTGTCGATCTTTTCTTCTAGCATGAGCGCCATGGCGTCGTGCAGCAAGGTGCCACGGTCAGCGTGAACGCTTGATGGCTTTGGCGGCATCTTCTGCACCAAGGCAACTGAGCCTGGGCAGTTAACCACACGAGAGGCAGACGAGCCACCGACGATTAATGAGTGCAACATGGTTGTCTCCTTATGACAAACGCAGTATTTCTATTGTTTTGGAGGTTCTGTTGATGCAGCTGGTGTTGGTTTTGATGCCCCACTCTCTGCTCGCCCAACCGGCGAGTGAACCACGCAACACTTCTAAGTCAAACTCACCGGCTGGAATGGCGGCTACTTCGCCGGGCTGTAAGTCTTTAACAAACGGTAAAAAATAATTCTTTAGCGTTCCAATAGGATAAGGGCTTGGTGCGCGAGCGCGGGTTTTCTTGGTAACAACCTCAAGCGCACCAAATTCCTTTCCATCGGGCAGCATGATCTTGTGGGGTACGCCCCACTTGTCCAGCATCTGCGACAATTGCACGATTTGTTTAAGTTGAATGTCTAACATTTTAGTTTCCTTTATTTGACTGTTTGAGAATTCAGTGTACACTGTTTTTAAGACTTGTGCAAAACTTTTTGACAATGGTATCATTATGAAAATTTTGGAACGTGATGTAGAGAAATATTTTTGCTGGGCAGTCGCGACCATGGGCGGCAAGACGTGGAAGTTCAAATCCCCAGCCCAACGTGGTGTGGCTGACCGAATCGCTTGCTTGCCAGACGGGTCGACGTGGTTTGTAGAACTAAAGACTAAGGGCGGCAGACTAGCGCCGTTGCAGAAACTTTTTGCGGCGGACATGACCGCATTGAACCAACGCCACGCTGTGCTGTGGACGTATGAACAGATAGATAACTGGGTAAAGGAACAACAATGAAACACTTACTGATTGCTTTTGTGATGGCCACCGCACCTGTTGTGGCGTACGCATCATGCACCTACAGCTCGTACACCATCGACGGGCGCACCTACAACTGTAGTACCTGTTGCTTCAATGGTATCTGTAACACCGAGTGCAACTGACATGAAGCTTAGAGACTATCAAGAAGTGGCCGCTGACTTCTTGTACGCCACATCACGGGCGATGATTCTCGCACCCGTGGGTGCCGGCAAGACAGCGCTCACGCTCACAGCCATGCGTGACGCTTTGCGAGACAAGATCGTCGACCGGTGGCTGGTTGTGGCGCCTAAGCGTGTGGTCACTGATGTCTGGCCAGTGGAGTTACCCAAGTGGGCGCCCGACTTGTCTATCAGTGTCATCACCGGCACACCTAAGCAACGCCAAGCCGCGCTTGCCGCACCCGCTGACGTGTACGTCACCAACTACGACAACTTGCAGTGGTTGTCCGAGCAGGCCTTCACGTTTGATGGCGTGGTGTTCGATGAGCTGACCAAGCTAAAGAACCCAAGTGGCAAACGCTTCAAGGCCCTAGAGAAGATGATTAAGGACGTCAACATACGCTGGGGCTTGACCGGATCGTTTACGTCCAACGGGTTGGAAGACACCTTCGGGCAGTGCAAGATCGTAGACCAGTCCTTGCTCGGGCGCGCCAAGGGCGCCTTCATGCAGCGCTACTTCGTGCTGTTGAACCCCGAGTACGGCGAGTGGTTCGCCAGACCGGGGGCGCTACAACAAGTCATGGCGCAGATCAAACCGGCGACTTACCTGTTAGACGCAGGCGACTACAAGGACAAGCTGCCGCCACTGAACGTCATCAAGATGCCGTGCGTCATGCCGATGGACGAGTACAAGATGATGAAGCGTGACTTCATGGTGCAGTTTGGCACGGCCGTGGCCGTGGCCGCTAACGCTGCTGTGGTTACGGGTAAGCTTCAGCAGATGGCGTCAGGGTTTGTCTACGACAGCACAACGCAAGCCAACCCAAGCAAGCCCGGCAAGTTTACGACGACCAAGCGCGCCATCTGGATGTCGGGGCATAAGTTCGATATGCTAGATGATGTGTGGCAAGAAAATCAAAGAGCGAATACCATTGTGGTGTACAACTACCAGGAAGAACTCGATGAACTTAAGCGACGCTATCCACAGGCAGTCACACTGGATGACCCCAACGCCATCGAGCGATGGAATGCAGGATCAGTACCACTGTTACTCATCCACCCCAAGAGCGCAGGCCACGGGCTTAACCTGCAACACGGCGGTTGCCGGATGGTCTTTGTGTCACTGCCGTGGAGTCTGGAGCTATTCGAGCAAACGGTCGGGCGGTTGCACCGTAGCGGTCAGCGCCATGCCGTCTGGGTTTACCTGCTACTGACCACTGGCACGATTGACGAGCGCATTTGGTCAGCCCTTAACGACAAGCGCGCCTTGTCAGACATCGCGCTTGAGGAACTGAAATGAAACTGGTAAACCTATGGAAGGCCAAACTAAAAGCAGCAAAACTACACCACGGCATTGCGACTCGGCAACTTAACGCGGCGCAACGCTCGGTTGACCGATTGACGTCTATTATTCACGACTTGGAGAACAAAATTGAAAGACACATGGCGAAGCCTAAATCAAAAACTAAGCAGTCTGACTGAAGATGAGCTTAAGGGCATGTTGGAAGATGAATTGCAGGGCGCCAAGCGCGTCTCTATCCTGCAACGCCTGCACCAGCGCTACTGCATGTTGCGCCAGACCCGTGAACGTATCGACTTACTGAAAGAGGCCCGACGAGTATGAACGATCCAGTCAATCACCCTAAGCATTACACCGAACACCCGTCGGGCGTGGAGTGCATACAGATTACCGAGCACATGAATTTTTGCTTGGGCAATGCCATGAAATATATTTGGCGCGCGGATCTGAAAGGCGGCGTCGAAGACCTAGAGAAGGCCCGATGGTACATCAACCGTGAGATTGAAAGGAGACACCATGAAGACCAACGAAACGACAAAGAAGCTAGTGTCGTCACGACCATATCGGGGGTTTAGCTTGGCGCAAGTTGCGCCTCGCCCCGGTAGTACAGACATTTTTAACAACCCTAGCCGTTACGGCAACAAAGTGAGACACAAAGATGGCAGAGAAGTATTGCTTCGGGTGCGCGAGATACAAACAGACGAGTGACATGCAGACGGTGAAAAGAGGAAAGGCTTACCGCGCCATTTGCAGTACATGCCTAGCGAAAAAGAACCCTGGTTGGTATGGTAAGGAGCAGACCAATGTTACGCAAACTGATAGACAAGATAAGGCAGATAGTTGAGCGACCGCCACAGCCCGTTATACGACGTGGCATACACAAACCCTGCGACGCCTGTGGGCAGGTTAGCAGCACTTTATTTGATGGACTATGCGATTGGTGCCATCGTTTCTATAAGGCATACAAATGAACGAGCAAGATGACATGATCTACAAGACGGCAGCGCAGACCGATGTGCTCGCCACCTTCCGACGTCTGGGCTGGACACCCCCGTCAGAAGACCCTGCGGTTAAAACCAAGTGGGAATATTACAAGAGCTTACCGATGCGCGATTACGAACACGGCTGCGATCAGTAAGACCAGACGTTAGGTCGTGGCGGGTTGCGCAAGGTGTCCAGATGGATAAAGCGCCCGCCACCTTTTTGTTGCACACCGATGCCGGTAAAGTCTAACGCAAAGGCAAGCTTAAGCAAGTTGTAAGCGTCAGTGCCTTGGGCGCCAATGTCACAGGCTTGGCCAGAAGCGTGAGCGCCAGACGTGGCCTTAGCGGCTTCAATCGGATGGTCTGGGCAACGGTAGCCAGACGTGATGACCATCGGTTTGCCGTAAGCATTGCGCAGGTGCTGGAGCTTACCCATGAATGCAGCGTTCATTTCAGCCTTGCCGCAGTGCTTGCACTTGAATTCTTCTTCAGTGAAGTTGGGGTACTTGGTCCAATCCATTAAGCTTTTCCTTTTACACGCTCGAAACTGCGCAGGCTACCTAACCCAAGCAGGCCGCCAAGCAAGATCATCAACTGGTCGATGTCAACGCTGGGCATGGGCGCCACTTCAGCGCCCGTCAGACCGACTAGCCACGGTAGAATAGGGCGCAACAAGAACTCGTAGAACAGCCCGAGCGAACACGCCCAGCCTGCCATGGGGCGCCACCCAGCACGAAACGGGTCAGTGCTTGCGGCTTCGATTTTGTTGGTTTCGATCTGGCCCATGGCCAACTGCATTTGCGCATCTAACT